AATTTTAATCAGCAGTCATTCTAGGTGTTTTAAAAAGACCCTTACTTTAACTAAGTGCTGTAAGTCATTGTTATTGCTCATGTTTATTTTGAGATTTGTCGAGGTTTCGCTCGTAAGTCATTGATGTTAAAAAGTCGAATTTGCGTCTCCCTGCATTTAACTTGTTACAGGTATCACGGCAAGGGTTTTTATAACCTCGCTTAGATCGCATTCTATGGACACTGAGCACTATCCATTGTCTACTGAATAAGCACTATTTCAGCCGCCTCACTACAGGAATATACTAGCGTTTTTACCCTTGGAATTAGCAAACATGGCGAACAAATTGACAGCAAAGCAGATGGCGTTTGCACGATGCATGGCAAGTGGGACGATGACCCAAAGCGCGGCCTATAGAGAGACTTATAGTGCTGAGAATATGAGCGGTGCAGTGATCAGGAATGAGGCAAGTAAACTGATGGCTAACCATGATATCGCCATGACGGTTGAGAGGCTAATAGGGGAAAAGGATAGGGCATTACTTGCTCAGGGCCTCTCGGACAGAGAAAGAGTGCTACAGAAGCTTCGTAACTGGATTGATAGCGCAGAGCCGACAGACTCTAATAAGCTTAGGGCCGCTGAGATGTTAGGGAAATCAGTAGGTTTATTTCGTGATGTTACAGAGACAGTGACCACAGATAGGGATGCTGACAGTGTAGCCAGTGAATTGGAGCGGAGGTTAGAGGCACTGCTAGTAACAAGCCAAGAGCAGGGGAATGAGCAGGAAGAAATCCCCAGTGACAGCGATTCAGTACATTAAGCTGAGGGCTAAAGTACTATCACCCACCCCCCCTTGTAGCAGGTGCGTACCTGATATCCATATACATAGTGTTTCACTCAAATAATTATCAAGTTTTCCATAAACGATGACCTTTTTTTTCCAGAATAAGCCCTTTGTTTATTCCTAAAAAAATTTTTTGCAAAAAAATCGGGTTTTTTTCTATTAGATACTTGCATTATTCTGTCAAGAGCGTAAAGTCAGTAAAATCTAGAGATTCCTATCAGGAATATTCCTGTTTAGATTCCTTACTTCTTGTTATGTCATCTTAGTTTTAAGTTTAATTCTATCTAGGTAGAGTCCTAAGACAGGAATATTCCTGTAGAGGGTTCTATTTTAATTCGGAGAAGGTTATGCCCAGTAAAGACAAGCCTAAAGCAGAACGTGCAAAAGAAATGCCCTTAACAGATGAGCAAGCTGAGAAGGCCATTCAAGCTTTAAGGAATGATGCAGGTAGTGCGGCTTATCGAAAAAGATTATCATCAAAAAAGAAACCAGAAAGTAAAGCAAAAGGAGGCAAGCTTCGCGGTTACGGGATGGCCCGTGGCGGAAAAGTTTGTAAGATGCGCTAATGGCTAAAGGATTGTGGGATAACATACACGCTAAAAGAAAAAGAATTGCGGCAGGCTCTAAAGAAAAAATGAGAAAGCCGGGATCTAAGGGAGCGCCCACCAAAAAGGCGTTAGAAAAATCAAAGAAGACTTCAAAGAAAAGTTAAGGAGCTTACATGTCTAAACTAAAAGTTTTACAAAATGGTACGTTCGCTGACGGAGAAGGTGTTTATCAGATAGGCTACGAGCTTGAGGATGGCTCTCTGCACATCGTTGAGCATAAAGTTATGCGTAAGGCTGAGGCTAAAGCTAAACTGTCTGAGATAGAAGAATCTAAGCAAGAGTTAAGCTCTACAGAGTTAGAGAGAGCGCGTAATGATAAAGGGCATTATATTGCTGATGATCCTTCTACGCCAGAAATCAATGAAGCTTACGTTGCAAAGAAGAAAGCTCCTGCAAAAAAGAAAGCTCCTGCCAAGAAAAAAGCGGCTGTTAAGAAAAAGAAAGCATAAGGGGTTTTATGTCCGTCACGGATAAGGTTGATCCAAATCTTTTAAAGCAAATCCCCAATCTGCCCTTAAAAGAACAGAAAGAGGTTCTAGGCCTACTAGAAGAGCTAGAGGAAGCAGAATCCAAAGAAAAAGCACGAAATTACTTTATGGGGTTCTGCAACAAGGTATGGCCCGCCTTTATAGAAGGCAGGCATCACAAAATTATGGCAAACGCCTTTGAGCGAGTTGCTAGTGGGGAGTTAAAGCGGTTAATCGTCAACATGCCTCCTCGGCACACCAAATCAGAATTTGCATCTTATCTATTACCTTCTTGGTTCTTAGGTAAGTATCCACACAAGAAAGTTATTCAAACCGCTCACACTGCTGAATTATCAGTAGGTTTTGGTCGAAAGGTACGTAACCTAGTAGACAGCGATGATTATAAATCCCTTTTCCCCTCGGTCGGGTTGAGGGCTGACTCTAAAGCCGCAGGGCGATGGAGTACCAGTGCAGGTGGCGAATACTTCGCTATTGGTGTTGGTGGTGCTGTAACAGGTAAAGGCGCAGACCTTCTGATCATTGATGATCCGCACTCCGAGCAAGAAGGTCAATCGGGTGACCCCTCCGTTTTTGATAAAGCCTATGAATGGTACACATCCGGCCCTCGACAGCGACTTCAGCCGGGAGGGGCTATTATTATTGTTATGACTCGTTGGCATAAACGAGACCTAACAGGACAGATAATAAAGTCATCTACCCAGAGAGTAGGGACAGATGAATGGGAAGTGATTGAGTTTCCTGCCATTATGCCATCAGAAAAACCTTTGTGGCCTGAGTTCTGGCCTATGGAGGAGCTAGTTGCGCTAAGGGAAGAGCTTCCATCTTCTAAGTGGAATGCACAGTATCAACAAAATCCTACCTCTGAAGAGGGTGCGCTAGTTAAACGAAACTGGTGGAAGATATGGGAGCAAGATTATCCACCCCCCTGTGAGTTTATAATACAGTCTTGGGATACGGCATTTCTTAAGACACAAAGGGCTGACTACTCAGCGTGTACTACATGGGGCGTATTTTACGCACCTGATGATGATGGCAAGACTGTAGCCAATATAATTCTTTTAGATGCGTTTAAAGAGCGTCTAGAGTTTCCAGATCTTAAAAAGAAAGCTCAAGAGTTCTATACTGAATGGCAACCTGATGCTTGCATTATTGAAGCAAAAGCCGCAGGAACCCCTCTTATATTTGAATTAAGAGCAATGGGTATTCCAGTATCAGACTACACCCCCTCTAGAGGAAATGATAAAATATCTAGAGTAAATGCTATATCTGACATGTTTGCATCTGGCATTATATGGCGGCCAGAAAGACGATTTGCTGAGGAAGTGGTTGAAGAATTTGCCGCGTTTCCCGCAGGAGAGCATGATGACCTTGTAGATTCATCGACTCAGGCGCTATTGCGCTTTAGGCAAGGCGGGTTTTTAAGGCTTAACTCTGATGAAGAAGATATCCCTTTAGAGACAACCAGAAGAGCGGCTTATTACTAATGAACCCTTATACCTACAAATGCACCTTAGTGAGAGTTATAGATGGTGATACCATTGATGTTGATATTGATTTGGGTTTCGATGTTTGGCTCAAAAAACAAAGAGTAAGGCTTGCAGGCATTGATACGCCAGAAAGCAGAACAAGGAACTTGGCCGAGAAGGCCCTTGGTTTAGCCGCTAAGGCACGTTTAATTGAGATGTGTGGGGGTACTATAACAGTATTATCTCACGGCAAAGGGAAGTATGGGCGCATATTAGGCACTCCTTACGATGAAAACGGCCAAGATATGTGTAAAATGTTAATTTCTGAAGGACATGCCGTTGAATATCATGGCGGCACAAAAATAAAGGTTTGGGCTTAGATGACAAACAAGCACCAAGAAAGAATAGCATCTGCGTTTGTAGACAAAGGATTTAGACGTAACGATGAGTTATCAACTCCTAGCTATGTTACACTAGAAAACGATGATTACAGCGTTTATGTCTCAAGACTAGGAGAGCTAGCTTGGGAGTCTGTGGATGCTGACAATGTTGGTGCAGAAAAAATATTTCAACCAGTTTGGCGAGTAGCCGGAGCTTAATATGAAAGAAATGAAAAATAAAAAATCCAGTTCTTACATGAGTGGCGGTCAGCTTATGAATCCCAACAAAGGGATAAATAAGGTAAAAGCAATGAAAAAAGGCGGCATAACTCGCGGTTGCGGTGCGGCAAGAGCGCAAAAGTTTGGGAAGAACGGATAAATGGCAATTGATAAGCCGTTAGTAACACCTGAAGAGCTTACAGCCGATGAGGCTAATGGCGCTTTAGAAATTGAAATTGTTAATCCTGACTCTGTGTCTGTTGAAACGCCTGATGGCGGATTGATGTTTGACTTTGAGGGCGAAGGTGACGGCATGGGGAATATTCCCTTTGACGACAATTTGGCCGAATACATCGAAGACAAAGAACTTTCATCTATAGCTAACGAACTTATTGGCGCATTTAAGTCAGATAAAGAAAGCCGATCTGACTGGGAAAGAACTTATATAGAAGGGTTAGACCTTCTTGGTTTAAAGCATGAAGACCGGACAACCCCGTGGGACGGGGCTTGTGGCGTATTTCATCCACTACTAACCGAATCTGTTATAAAATTTCAGTCTCAATCTATACAAGAGCTATTTCCTGCGGGAGGCCCAGTTAAAACAGCTATTGTAGGTATTATAGACGCTGAAAAAGAAAAGCAAGCAGGAAGGGTTCAGGATTACCTAAACTACTTAGTCACTGAAAAAATGACTGAGTATCGTGCAGAAACAGAAAGATTGTTGTTTTCACTGCCACTAGCGGGATCTGCCTTTAGAAAAGTTTACTTTGACCCTAACATGGGTCGGCCTTGTAGTATGTTTGTTCCTGCTGAAGATTTTGTTGTTAGCTATGGTGCATCTGATTTAGTGACTTGCGAACGCGCAACTCACATTATGAAGCGAACAAGCAATGAAGTCAGAAAGTTACAGGTATCTGGGTTCTATTCAGACGTTGATTTAGGTACGGCCAGTGACAATACTGACGAAATTGAGCATAAATATAACGAGTTAACAGGTAATTCATCAGGATACGAAAGCGATTCTCGCCATACCATCCTAGAAATACAAGTTGATCTTGATTTAGTTGGCTTTGAAGACATGATTGACGGTGAGGAAAGCGGAATACAGCTTCCTTATGTTGTCAGCATTGACTTAAGTTCACGAAAAGTTCTTTCTATACGCAGAAACTACTACGAAGATGACGAAAATCGCATGAAACGCGAGCATTTTGTTCATTATCAGTACATGCCGGGACTTGGTTTCTACGGATTTGGCTTAATTCACATGATTGGTGGGCTTGCTAAGTCTGCAACCTCTCTTTTGCGTCAATTAGTGGATGCAGGAACGCTCAGTAACCTCCCCGGAGGCTTAAAATCTAGAGGATTACGGATTAAAGGCGATGATACGCCAATAATGCCGGGAGAATTTAGAGATGTTGATGTTCCGGGCGGTGCAATACGCGATAATATTAGCTTTTTACCCTATAAAGAGCCAAGTAACGTCCTGTATCAGCTTATGGGGGACATTGTAGAGGAAGGCCGTAGGTTTGCATCAGCCGCAGACGTAAAGGCGGCAGACATGAATTCTGAAGCTCCTGTGGGAACGACACTTGCAATCCTAGAGCGGTCTATGAAGGTGATGAGTGCGGTTCAAGC